GGGGGTTTAACTTGTTGTCTCAAGGTTTTTCTGCTGGGGATCCTACCCCAAACGCACACTGCTCATCCTACCAACGCCACCCTGCATGTTGAGTTTGCAGTTGCATTCGCCGTGCCTGATGGCATGACGACTCTCAAATAGATGCTAAAGGTCTCGTCTTGGTCAAATTGCAGGAACACTGAGAATGATTGACTCAGGGAGCTGTGGCTTGCTGCTCCTTTGAATCTCTGCATCTCTATGAATGTTCCTCCGTCTTTCTTGTATCCCAGGTACATTTCCGAACCACTGGCAGCAGAAAAGTCTATAACCATGCTGCAAGCAATTTCATAGTTGCCTGCAGGCATGGTCCAGACTCCTCCACTTCCATAAGTGATTGGTAATCCTCCTTCGGCCGGGGACGGTCCCGTTGCAAATGGTGCCATAGTGTCAACTGTTGACAAATATGGGACGGACGCATCTGATGTTCTTTGAGTGATGGTGTAGATGGTTTGCGGAATGGCCACCTCTGACAATTGCGGATTGAACAACTCGACGTCATAGTCTACGTAAAGATTACCGATGGAGTCTGTGTTAGGCGTTCCATCAGTAACGAAGAAAAACTTACCACCGTCGAAAGATTTTGGGTCTCCTCCGGCTGGATAAGATGGTCCTCTCAGATACTTGTCTTCTGGGTTCAACTGTCTTGGATCCAATCTCAAGACCGCATTTTCATACGGCCTGAAAGGTACGTTCGGATCCTTCATTTGAGCGTCGGCTGCGGAAACAAGATTTGCGGACTGTACATTGTAGTCAGTCACCATCACGCAACGACCAGATTCGTTTGCGGCGGCAAATCCTGATCCGAGACTCTCGAATCTGAAATGAAGGTTGTGGAATCTATACTTCTCATAGAGAACTGCAATCTTTGACAACCAAGGAAACAATGTCGCGTTTCCCGGATTGATTTGATATTCTCTAGATGAAAATCCTGTTGAACCAGATATCAATCCAATCACTTCAGACCTGCTGAAGCGTGAATGCTCTGATCTATTGTTGTGGTCGACGTTTGTTAACATCCCATCTTCGGACCTCACTGATCTCGGTTTTGTTCCCGAGCCCATTCCAACTTTCCCAAGTTGCAATGGTCCGATGCCTACATTGTCAGCACCGAAGTACCAGCGTTTTCCAGAGTTCTTTGGAGCTCTCCGGGCTGGCTGTGAAGATCCTGGTTTCCCACGACTTCTGTTGTTCCTGCTCTTGGCAGATTTGGTATTCTTTGTTTTTGGCATAAGCTTTTATTAAAGGTTTCTTGTGTGCGGGCGCCTTCTAACCGAAGAAGGCTATGCTTACGGCACTACTCGTGTTCTTAACAAAGCAGGTTGTTCACAGGAACCACCCGTCACACATGACAATCATGTGTAATCTGCTTCTTTCATTTTGAGAAAAGCAGGTAGAAACAGCATACATGGAAGTCTTGGTACAGACTTGATCACTTGCTCAACATGGATAACCTCCTGTTCTGTTATATCGTAGCGCGTCAGCATGAAGTCCAAGACACTCTGTCTTGAGACCTCTGCATTTGACATCATTTTATATTTCGCATTTTCAACAATATAAGGGTTGTTTACGATGTGCCTGGCGGTGTCCTCTGTGAGTTGTGCCCGCGGTAGTTTCTCAGACAGAGTTTTCATAGCACCTAAAATTGGGTAGTCCTCTGGGACTTTCACCGATTTCATCATAGCCCACCACACTGTATGTGCGGCCAATACTGGGTCAGGTTTGGTCATCGACTTCCTCGCTAAAATACTGGGGTCAACGAGTATTTTACCTATCTTCAATGACAAACTAGGCATGTTTGTCCAGAGTAGGCGATTAGACATCATGTGTCGTCCCCAAAACCCCCTCAGGAAAGTGACATCTCCGAGATTATCACTGTCTGCGAGTTTTATGGTGACACCAACAAGTTTGCAAGCTTTTTCGATAGGCAATTCCAAATGAATAGCAATCACCCACAACATAAAGTTGTTGAGTGATCCAAATATGGAAGTGAACGAAGCGCCTGTTGGCATTTGCACATGCGACAGACCTTTAATAGATAAAACTCCAATTTTGGCCCTGAAAGGCATGGAGGTTTGTGCTAGTATGCTGCACTTCATTATCTGAAAAAGGCGTGGAGGGAGGATCTGGTTTAGCCAGACAAGAATGGTGGACCACATCCAAAATAGTTGTGACTGATCATACGCACTGTAGTCGGCTTCAAAGAAGTCCAACATGGTTGTAAAGGTCGGGTGCGTTGATTTTCCACGAGATCCAACAGTGTCATCACAAGAAACTAAAACAACTGGTTCTGCAGACTCATCCATCAGCTTACCATAATCATGCATGTCGTTCACGTCTCCACTTGAAATAACGAAGCGGACGCGTTCGGTTTTGCCTGAAATGGTCTTGATTTCTGTAACGGTCTGCCCGTTGAAAGTTCCTTTGAGATCTTCTGTTAGCATTCTCACTATAGGTTGGTCAATTTCTTGACAATCATTCGACATAGCTGAAACGGCTCTACTTTTGATATCAGGTGAACCTTGTTCACCATTCTTCACGTGCTCGTTCCATTTCACTGCGACTGTTTTGCGCATTTTAAGCTCAGTCAGGTTTAGATCTGCGTGTGTTCTTAACAACAAATTGCCCTTGGGGCCCGTCATTGATGCGGCGCATTCTTCAACTGTACGAAGGTTCAAATCATTAAGTTTTACTACTTCCATCATGTCTAGAAATTGCATCGACGCGTTAGTGGTTGCTATCGTGACCCAGCTATGGAATAATGTCTCCTCCTCGGGGGTGCGAAGGGCACCGCCGGTGGGATCCTTTAGGATGCGAGAAACTATGCAGTCTGCTAAGTTCCTCTCGCTCTTGACCGGTTGCTTTAACATTCCCACGGTTCCCAACAACATAAATGTTTTCTGTATGGGTGTGGTCTCATTGCAATGTACACATGTTCCTCCATGGTCGCACGTGCACTCCAGCATGGGCAGATGTGTCCAAAAATCCAATCCTCGGTAGGGCTTTCCCTCAATCCAAGTTCTGAGATCTCTGTATCTGTAATCCAACTGTGCTGTGTGCAAAATTTGTGCTTCAAATCCTCTCAACCACGTGTTAGGCGCGAGAAGAGTGTAGGGGGGCGCATATGTTATTGCGTTGTGAATGTCTTCAGTAGACCCGTTGTTGCACCACACAGCTAGCCATCTTTTCCACACATGAGTATGGAGGACGTCTGTAACTATGTCATTGAACGTATAGTGTAACACGAACATCGGCACAAACATTAAAGGTCTGTGATACCAACTCACTGAATGATAAAATCCAATGGTCACGAGGTGCATGACTAGAGCTGGCACTCTGAAGCGCCACGGAGTTCCTTGTCTTATGTACGACGTAAACTCATGTGTGGCAAAAGCAACACCCGTGAACGGATGCATCTTTAGAATCTCCTCCACTGCGAGAGCAGTAGCATACACAAAGGGTTGTATACGCATCTGCTCCATGGCGAAGAAGGGATAAAGTCCCACCATGCTAGATCCGTGTTCCTCAAAAGTTGGATACACAGACCACAGCACAGTAGATAACAGCAGTCCTGTTATAACTGCCATCAAGATCAAGAAAAGTCGACCAGGGGTGAACGCGACCATATCAAAAGGTTCGGGGTTAAGAACCCTTTTCTGGCGGTGTTCAGACGCTGCGTATACGCGCCTCTTCCTATCCAGCACACGAGTACGATTAACATTTGGGTCTTGCGACAATGCTCTGTTCTCTGTGGCCTCTTTCATGCACTTGATATAATCTGGGAAACACTTACGTAGATACGCGTTACTATCACGATCAAAGATGTTGTCTGACACTGCGGCGAAGTTTCTCATCACCACAGGGGAAGGGAGCTTCCAGCTCATCGTTCCAAGCAATTCTGCTTCAGCTTCTCTATCTATGATGTAATATTCATCATTGTAAGCTTTTGTTTGATGTTGCCAATATTGATCATCCTCCAAAGATGACTCAAATATTGCGCTCACAATGCCACTGGGCTTTGGAAATCCAGATGCGTCAAAGTATCTTTTTGATCCTTCGTCGGCTTTCTGAACTTCAGCAGTACTAGCTCGTTCCACCATCTCATATCTGGGTTTCTGGTGGAAGGTGAGTGGTGTCATCTTAGGTTCATCCAAGACACACTCTACGAGTTTCATGCTACCAATCTTGATCAATTGTTTGACATCAAGATTCATGTGGGTGTTCTCATTGTTGGCATCGGCAACTGTTACGGAATGGCTCAATGTATTCGTCCATTCATAACTGTATCTGTGCGGGGGGTAGGGATTTGTGGCCTCATCCGGTTTAAACACTTTGTACAAGTGTCCATCGGTGTGTTTCAAGGTAATCCACGCTGACTCGAAACTGGTAATTGTTCTTTCACCCTCTGAGGCGTGAAATACATCAGTTCCTACTAATTCGTCTAAGTCATGGAAAATCAAATACACGATGCCTTTCTTCGTCAAAGATGCGACATCAGCGATGTTTTGTGGACTCCATCCGCCTATGAGACTTCCGTCTTTTTCATAGACATCCACCATGGTTGCAATGTCAGCTTGTGACATATCTTCCAAGGCCAGGTTTCCTTCTTGTCTGTTGGCATCACCAGCAAAGTTCTTAGGACGTACTATCTTCTGTTCTATAAGAACCTTAGGGCTGGCATGTATCAGACTAAGGGGCTTTCCTCCATAGAAATCAGCGACGCACATGTGTGTCGTGCTTGTGATCTTGGAGGCTCCTGCGCGTAATGCACTCAATCTTAGGTAATCTCTTACTAAGTGCAAAAACGGATGGTGAGGCGTGCCGTTCCAATGTTCCAGCTGTGAATGAGGAATGCTGTACTTCTCTAAAAGAGCACACATATCTGATCCTTTCTTCACGGCAACCGTTGACTTGAGCAACGTTGCTAGAACTGTGGTTGGGCGGTCGTCGATTCTCGCCACTGCGGGTACAATGGCTTTCTCTTCTTTATCCTTGGGAATCTTTTTCTGATTCCCGGGTTTCTTTTTGTTTGAGTCTTTCGACTCTTGTTTCGG